CTGGTGCCGTCCAGCACCGTGAAGCGGGGGAGGTCGGCGCAAACTTTCGAGGTCGGCCGCGCGGATCGCTCGATATCGGTGCTCGAGCAGCTGCTCGACCAGGTGCTGGTGATGATCGCCGAGAATGGCGGTTTTCTGCCGTTCTTATGCGCGCCGCTCGACCATGTTGGAAGGGTGATGTTGGAAGGGTGGCCGCAAGGCCTTGGTTTTGCGCGGTTTGTTGGGTCTGCGCCTCTGCCTGTCAGGCTGGCGAGACTGGCAGGGCACCAGGCATCGATCGGCCTCGAGGCCCCCCCAGTGCCCCCATTCGGGTCGGCGCCCTGCTCGACCACGATCGCGCCCGAGGGATCCAGAATTTTGACCAGATCGCCCTCGATCAATGCTGGCACGAAGCGGCGGAGCCTCGCCGGAGACGGCCAAACGATGAGCCACAGCAACGGGTCGGGGTGGAAGTCCACCCGGTCGCACCGTGCTTTGCACAGAGGGGTCGGGGGAAGGGCTGCTGCCTGCTGCCTGCCGTGGCGGGGAGTGGGCTGCGTCGAGGCGCACAGGGATAATGGGAGGGTGGCCCATGTCAACTGACCATAACCCGCTTGTGGATAACGGCGAGCATGGCGACGGTGGGCTGGGAACGGCAACCGGGATCCGGCAGGCGATAGCCGAGGCCGGGCCGCTACTGCCGCTGCGCGATGCCGAGCAGCTCGAGCTGCTGCGTGAAGAGAGCGGCAACGCGACGACTTCAAGCAGCCATGTCAGCCTTGCTCCGCGCGGCCGGGGCAGGCCGCAGGGTGCGCGCAACCGGCAAACGCAGGAAGTGCGAAGCTATCTGCTGTCGCGCTATGCCCATCCGTTGGAATTTCTAAGCCAGGTGTTCTCGCGGCCGACAGACGCGCTCGCAGCCGAGCTGGGCTGCTCGAAGAAGGAAGCAGCGTTCCTGCAGGTGCGGGCAGCGGCTGAGGTTGCACCATTTGTCGAAGGCAAAATGCCGGTGGCAATCGATCTGGCGGTGCGCGGCGACATGACGCTGATCATTCCGGGCGTGAATATCAGCCAGGCCGAGGCTGATATGGCGGCTAACGGTGATTTCATCCCCTACGGCGAATATTCCGATGTCGGGGAAACCGGACAATGAACGCGCCCATCGCCAAAGCACGCGAGCTCAAGCGGATTGGTCCGGTGGCCGATGGCTACATCGGATCCCGCGCGTTCATCAAAGGGATCATGGGCCCGGTCGGATCGGGCAAGACGATTGCCAGCGGGCAGGCGTTCCTGCAGCTGGCGAAAAAGCAAGGCGGCGTGATCGGCCGCGACGGCGTGCTGGTACGCCGCAGCCGCTTTGCCATTATCCGCGATACCTATCCGAACCTTGATCGCAACACGATCCCGTCGTGGTTCAAGATCATCCCGCGCCACGTCGGCCAATTCATCAATTCGAGCCCGCGCGTGCATCGCTTTGCCTTCGTGCTCAAGCGTGACGGCCATATTCTCGACCAGTCGGCTCCGGTGCTCGAGATCTGCGAGATTGAAATGGAGTTCCGGGCGATCGGCGATCAGTCGGTTGAGGATGCGCTGCGCGGCCTCGAGGTGACGGCGGCGCTGGTCAATGAGGCTGACCGTACCCATCCCGATATCCTGACATTTCTCGCGGGCCGCGTCGGCCGTTTCGGTGATCTGGATCCCGGCCTGGTCGTCGATCCGCAGATCATGCTCGATCTCAACGGCAACGACGACGAAAACTGGACGCACAAGGTGCTGGTGGAAGAGCGGTTGCCGCAGGAAATGCTCGATGCGCTAATGGCGGTTTCAGATGGTCGGCCGCTAATCGAATATTTTGAGCAGCCGGAAGCGGTAAACGAATTCGGTGTGCTCAATCCGCGCGCGGAAAACGTCGAAAATCTGCCGCCGGGTTACTATGAGCGGCAATATGCCTTCGCCAAATCGCGCGGGAACCTGACCTATATCAACCGCATGCTGCGCAGCAAGTTCACGCCGCAGCAAGACGGCCGCTCGGTGTTCCCTGAATACATCGATGATATCCATTGCGCCGAATTCGAAGCGATATCCGGCATTCCGCTGCTGATCATGGCTGACCAGGGCCTGATCGGTGCGGTGCTGGTCGGCCAGCTGGTCAAGGGACAGCTGCGGATCCTTGAAGAGATCTCGGCGGTGTTTGAAACCGAGGATGATCAGATCGAAATGGTGCAAATGGGCGGCGAAACGCTCGGCCGGCAGGTGCGCGATCTGCTGGCAACCAAGTATCCGGGTTTCCTGATCGGCGACGCGGTGTGTGATCCTGCCGGGGCGGCCGGTGAGGATGCGATCAACTTCCGTTCGTGGCGGCAGGATTTCCAGAAAGGCCTTGGCCACAAGGTTCGCAAGGCGCGGGTGCCGCGCAATGCCATCGAGCCGCGCCTGAAAGCGGTGCGTGGGCGCTTGAACCGGGCGATCGGGGCCGAGCGGGCGCTGCTGGTGCACAAGCGCTGCAAGATGACCCGCCGCGCCTTCCGTACCAAGTATTACTACCAGCGGATCGGGAAGGGCAGCGGCGATGGCTACTACGCCGACGTGCCCAAGAAGGTCCAGGGTTACTCGGATCTGATGGACGCCCTGCAATACGGGTGTTTCGAGCTCGATAAGGGGCTTGATCTCACAAATTCAGCGATGGCGCGGATCGGCCATAATGGCGGGCCAGCGCTGAAAAATGACAGTGAATTCGATGTTCTAAGAGGGAGTTTGTGACATGGCATTTTTACTACCTATCGCCGGTGCTTTGTTCAGCGGTCTGAGCGCTGGTGCACTAGTTGGCGGCGCACTGGCTGCAGGTGCAATTGGCCTTGGTGTTTCCGCGCTATCCGGCGGGAAGAAAACAACGGCCGCGCAGGCACCGATGGCTCTGCCGATCGCCTCGCGCGACACGGCGCGGGCCGAAGTGCAGCGGCGTGACAGCCTCATACACCGACACGGCGCAGCAAGTGACCAGATCCTCAATGGCAGCACCGGGGCCGAGGCGGCCTTTACCCCCGGCAAGCTGGTGCTGGGTAACTGATCCGGCCCGGATTTCAGGGCGAAATTTTGAAATAGTGAAGGAAAGATCATGGCTTTATCGAGCAAAAGTATCTTGGCCATTGCGATGGTGTGCCATGCGGTAAATGCAGGCTACTGTCGCCATCTTGGCGATGACAGTCAGCCCGATTGGGACAGTGCGCCGGAATGGCAGCAGAGCAGCGCCGTCGCAGGTGTTCAGTTCCACCTCGACAACCCTGATGCAGGCGATGAAGCCGCGCACGAAAACTGGATGAAGGCAAAAATTGCCGATGGCTGGGTCTATGGTGAAACCAAGGACACAGAAAAGAAAACCCACCCCTGCATCGTGCCATTCGACCAGCTGCCGAAGGAACAACAGTTCAAGGATCAGCTGTTCCGCTCGATCGTTCTCGCCGCTGCACCGCAATTCCAGCAGGACGATGACGCGCTCGAGGCGATTACCGCCGAGCGGGACATGCTTACCAGTGCTGCCGCTGCTGTGAAGTCTGCGCCGAAGGCGACGGCGATCAAGGCACCTTCAGTACGCAAGATCTCGGCCGATGTGGTCAAGGATCCGCTCGAAGGCGAGCAAGTTGGCGATGATTACGTCAGCCGTGAAGCCAAGTTGTTGACTGCGATCGCTGGTGCGGGAAAGGTCGAGATCGCCTTCTCCGACGGCAAGCGCGAGATTGCCGGCATGGATCCTGTCGAGGTGACCGGCAACGCCTGGCGCGTGACGGTGGCGGGCGTGCAGCTGTCGATCGACGAACTGATCGCCGATACCCCAGCCAAGGGCGTGTTCCCGCTGGCTGGCTATGGCCTGTTCCTTGACGGAAAGCTGGCGGCCTATCGCGATCGCGGCGGGCAGTTGTCGATTGCTGCAGGCAGCCGCCAGAATATCGCGCCGGACGTGGTGTTCTAGGTCCGGGCTTACCCCAAACGGCAGGTCCACCCAATGGCGCCTGCCGGGCCCGGCTGCTTTCCTGCGTTGAGTAGCCGGGCCACCCTTTTCAACTCCATAGGCGGAGAAATACGATGATCGATGCGCTGCAGGATGAAACCCTCGCAAAGTCAGATATGCGTGAGCACGAGCGGATGAAAGCTGCGCGTGCGCCCTGGGAAAGCACCTGGCGCGAAATCGACGAATTGTTCCCCGACGGAGCGGGCGGCTTCACCCCACAAAGCCCTGGTGCCATTCGCGGGCAGCAGCTCTACGACGTGACGCATCTGACGGCAGCCGGACGTTTCGCCGCGGCGATGCTGTCGATCACGACGCCCGAGCAGGAACAGTACATTCGCCCGCGCTTCCTTGATCCCGAAATCAACAAGCTGCGATCGGTGCAACTGTGGTGCGAAAGCGCAGGCGCGCGGCTCTATGCGATGCGCCATGCCGTGCATACCGGCTTCACCACGGCGGCGATCGAGGACTGGGATCAAACCGGCCGTTATGGCACCGCTCCTATGTGGACCGATGCCATTGAAGGGCGCGGGCTGTTCTATCGGGCGCTGCACCTGTCGAGCTGCTACATCGATGTCGATTTTTCGGGGCTGGTCAACCGCGTGCACCGGCAGGGAGATCCGCGACAGGTCGACGAGCTGGAAGATATGTTCGGCTACGACGCGCTGACACCGAAAATGCAGAAGGCGATTGAGGACAAAAAGCCGCACACGACGTTCGAGGTCATCCATGTGATCGCGCCAAACCGCGATCGCGACGAGGACAAGTTTGATCATCGGCGGTTCCCGATTTCATCGCGGTGGCTGGCGCTCGACGAGAAAATCTACGTCAAGCGCGCAGGTTACAATTCCATGCCGATCTCGGTATCGCGCCACTCGACCAGTCCGGGCGAGATCTACGGGCGCAGTCCGGCGATCAAGACGATGCCGACGATCATGGGCCTGCAGGCGATGCGCAAAACGACACTGCGGGCAGCGCACAAGGCAGTCGATCCGGCGCTGCTGTTCAACAACGACGATGGTGTAACCAGTCTGGTCACGCGGCCGGGCGGGCTCAATCCCGGCATGGTCGATGATATGGGCCGGCCGCTGGTCGCGCGCATGCCGGGCGGTGAGGCTGGCCTGCCCTATGCCGAAAACGAAACCGAGCGCGAGCGCCAGACGGTCAAGACTGAATTCCTCGAGGAATTCTACAAGATCCTGACAGATCCCAATTCACGGATGACGACAACCGAAGTGCTCGAGGTCATGGGCAAGCAAGGCGTGCTGGTGCGGCCCTATGCGGCGCGCTGGGCAGTGGAAAAGCAGCACCCGGTCTCGCAGCGCGAGCTCGAGCTGGCGATCCGCGCCGGACAGCTCGAGGAAATGCCGCCCGAGGTCAAGGAAGCCGGGGCTTGGCCGATGATTGAATACGAGAACAAGCTGGCCGAAATGGCGCGGGCAGAAAGCACGAGCAAGACGCTGCGTTTTGTCGAAGCGATCACGCCGATGGCACAGCTCGATGGCGGCGCGGTGTTCGATTATCTCGATACCGATGCGATGGTTCCGGGCCTTGCCGCCGAGATCGGCGTCAAGCCGAGCTATGTCCGCGATCCCAAGGAAGTCGCGGCGATCCGCCAGCAGCGCGATCAGCAAAAGCAGCAGGCAGCGATGACCGAGCAGGTCAACCAGGCTGCCGATGCCTACCAGAAGATCGCCAAGGGCAACCAGATGAGCGAGGCCGCCTGATATGGCCTCGACTGCCAACCGACTGCGAACGCGCGCTGTCCTGCTGTCGCGCGCGTTCAAGGATCTGTTCGCCATGGCCGTGCTGCCGATCGGCTGGCCATTCAACTGGCTGTTCCGTGGCGAAAACGGTGATCTGCGGCGGGTTGGCGAGTATGTGCTCGCCGATCTCAACCGGTTTTGCGGGGGCAAGCGGCTCTCGATGTTCGACAAGGATCCTCTCGAAATGGCGCGCCGCGCAGGGCGGCGCGAAGTGTTCGACAGGATCGCCTATTTTCTCAACCTGGACGAAGATGAAGTCCGCCAACTAATGGAGCTCGACGATGGCAATTGAAGGACAAGGCGCTGATGCAGGCGCAAGTGGAGCAGCTGATCTGCTGACCGGCGTTGCTGGTGCTGCAGCGGGTGGCGAAGGTGGCGCAGGCGGTGCGGGCGGCGAAGGTGGCATAGGCGGCGAAGGCGGTGCAGGTGCGGGCGGCGAAGGTGGCGCAGCCGATCCTGACTGGTTTGCCGGACTTTCGACCGATGCCATCGATGGCGACAAGCCAAGTCTGCGCGACTGGGCCAAGGCGGCAGGGGTCAAGGATATCAACGGCCTTGCCAAGATCGCCCGCGATAATCAGGTAGCACTGCGCGAAAGCGGGCGGGTTAAGGTTCCTGGCGAAGGGGCCACGGCCGAGGAAATCACGGCATGGCGTACGACTATAGGCGTGCCGGAAACTGCTGAAGGCTACGCGATTGCCCCGGTCAAGGATGCCAATGACCAGGACGTACCGCTCAACACTCCATTGATCCAGCGGCTTGCCGCCAAGGCGCACGAGATCGGCCTGCCCAAAGCTGCGTTCGAGGGGCTGGTAAATGATTTCATTCAGTCACAACTCGAAACGGTTGCCGGCAGCGATGCGCAGCTCAAAGCCGATGGCGCTGCCTGGGCGAAAGAGCAGGGCGATAAATCTGCAGCCAAACTGGCAGCGGTCAATCGCGGGGCCGAGGCGCTGGGCCTGACCAATCAGGAAGTGCTGGCGATCCGGGCGGGCATTGGTGCCAAGCGCACGCTCGATGCGCTGTCAAAGCTGGGCGAAGGGATTGGCGAGGACGTGCTGCTCGATGCTGGCGGCCGTCAACGGTTCCTTGTTTCGGGCGATCAGGCGCAGGCCGATATCGACGCGATGAAGGCTGATCCGATTATATC